CTTCTTGCTTGGATCAGTCTTGCCCCCATCATCACAGCCTGCATCACCTTCTCTTCCATTGCCCCCTTCAGTTGAGAAAGCCCAGCACCTGAGAACTCTAAGAAGCTCACTTTGGCATCGGGGGGCTCTAGAATAATTGGGGTGTTCGGGCCTAAAGAAAACTTTGCATCTTCTGCTCTAATCCCTGAGACAACCGGAGTCGGCACACCCAAAGCATGAAGCCCCTGCTCGTAATCTGCTGAGTTTCTGAATATTGAAAGCAGAAGGTTGGCGAGGTGAAGCATCGGAGGGTCTGCGATCTTACAACCTAAATGCCCCACATTGAAAATTACTGCTGGGATAGATTGCAGTCTGCCATTTGGCCCTGTCGGAGTCAGTTCCTCAATCTTCTCCCAACCGTCTTTAGTGTATTTGTATCGGCAGGCTAAATACCCATCTTTTTCTAGTGTAAGAACTAAACGAATCTTGTTTTGATAATACTGCCCTTTTGCATACTCAATGGTGGGCTCATTTAAAACAAGTTTTGTCGGTTCAGCCTTACCTTCCCAATAGAAAATGTCTTCTGCTTTATACAGAGAGACATACCAAAGGCTGTTGGTTTCGTTGTAGTCCAAAAGAGCTAAAACTCTTCCGGTGATTAGCAACTCCCTCATTACTTGAGTTGCTAGCCCTGTTATCCCTTCTTCATTGAGTGTCATCCTGTCCCAGAAATCAACTAACTCTTCTGAGCCTGTTGTCAGGATCTTCTTTCTCTGGATGTCTCCTAGTCTGCCTTCTACTGTTGAGGAGAACAGACCCAATAATGTCGCCCTGTTGACATACTCAAAATAGGCTTCTGCAGGCATTCCGTAGGGTCTAGGAAGGTAGCCTCTGTTTTCAGAAAACTCTTTCACCGCGTCTTCACCTAAATAAAGATGTCGGCATCTCTCCCAATACCGCAGCATTTTATCATATTCGGGGTGTTGGGTTTCGTAGAGGTTCATTTTTTGTTAAAGTCCTTTGGCTCTGATTTGAGTTAGTTGGCCTGTGCGATTCAGTGATTCTTCAAACAAACAATAGCCTAGTGCTGTCGTGACGTGCTGCTCTCGTTGGCTGTCATCCTCAACATAATTAGCCCCCTTTTTTAAATGCACAGTGTCTAACCCTTTGATTAAGGTTTTACACTTGGGGCTGATCTTAATTCTTACTTTCCCATCTGCTGATTTTAACAGTGCGTTAACCAAATTGTGTCTTTCTCTCACAGGTGGATTTGATCGGGGAACTTTTTGATTTGTGAAACCTGCCCTTCTTAGGATTTCAAAGTCTGTCAACCTGCTTCTTGTGTCTCTTGCCTTGCCGCTAGCATCCCCATAGATCACCACCCCTTCGGAGGAGTAACGGGATAGAAATTCTTCAACGGCATCATGCGTGTCCGCTTTGTCGAGAATGATCTCATCAATAACATGATATTCATTCGTGCGAGGATGAAACTGCAGAATGCAACTAGACATCGGCTTACCCATCCCAATATTGAAATCATGCGACCAAAGAAGAGGTAGCCCCTCTTCTCTTCTGACCTCATCTGATACGTTATGACTGCGTGAAAAGGATGTGTAAATCCTATTTTGGTCAAGAGCCACCCACTCCGAAAGAACCATTCTGCGATACATGCTTTCAGAGTAGGTTGATTTGAGGGTGTCAATGTAATCCTTTGGCAGATGCGGATTGTCTTCTGTTTTGGCATAGAAAACATCTGTCCTCTTTGGATTAACATTCTCAACAAATCTCTGATACATCCACGTTGAAGGATCGTCTAAGGTGGAGGTGTAGAGGCTTTGCAATCTGCCCATCCGTTTATCTCTCAGACGGGCATTTAAAACGTCAATCGCTTCTTTCCTCGTCTGCCATACCTCGTCAGCCCAAAACCAACCAACTTCTAAACCGCTTAGTCTCTCATAATGCTCAAGGGATCTGATCAGCACTCTCGTCTGTCCTGAGGGGGTCTGAATCAGCAGATCAGTTGGGCCTCGACCTCTAGGGATCTGAGCAGGAAGCATTTTAACTCCTGCCCTGCCTGCGATGTCATACAGAGCCCTGATTGTTGTGTCATAAAGCTGAGGGTAGGTATTAGAAACGATCAGCCCATAAACATCCTTAGGAGTCTTCCTAGCCTTCAAAATCGCCCAAAGAGAGCCAATCATTGTCTTACCTGCCCCAACCCCACCACCTAGAAAAACCTCTCTCTTCTTTGAGGCTAAGACTCTATATTGGTGGTTGAGAAGGGCTATATCTTGTGGCAAAACTTAGCCCTGTTCTTCTTCCGTCTCTTCTAACTCGCTAGGTAGTACGATTCGGATTGAATTGGAATCTAGGGTTGTGATCGTCTCTTTTGTTTCCTTCATTAACTCAAGCCGCAGACTCTCAGGAAGATTAATTCCAAACTCTTCAAAGGCTCTTGCAGTCTCTAATGCTGACAGCTTCTCTTTTTCTCTCTTGCTGTAGATCTCTTTGATTTTATCAACCTCTTCCTGCCTGCCTAAAAGTTTATCCCCCCACTTGTCAGGATGTCGGAAATTAAGCCACATTCTGATTGCTCCCATATCGGGAGGAAAGTATTTACTAACCCTCTTGACATCGTGGCGAATAATGTTGTTCTGGGAGTCTCTAACAGCCACTAATTCTTCAACAGACTCTTTAAATCCGGTCGCTCTTTTATAGAGAGCATTGGTTATTTCTTCCTGTGCTTTCCTCCTCCCTTTGTTCACCGAGGCAGCTAATGCGCTGTGTCTCGCCTTATATCCTCTCCACGCACGTTCAGAAACACCAAAAAAAGCCGCCATTTCCTTTTCGTTGTACCCTTCTCTAGAAAGCTGTTCAACCTGCTCTAGATAAGGTTCAACCTTTTCAAAATAAAGTTCTTTAGGCATATTATAAATTAGTGTTTTGGAGCGTCAGGATTGGGGTCGCACCATCGCTGTTCTGCTGGTCGCAGTCATCGCCTAACTTCTGACGCAGAGGATATGGTTGACTTAAATGTTCAAATCTTACTCTATCTTTTTTATTTAATGGCATAATATAACGGTGCTTGCCTAGAGTGGTTTTCTTTTTTAATGTGCTATGATCAATTCTTTTCCAAAGACTTCTTTTATGGCTCCATTTATTATTAACCCAATATAAAACATCTTTCGGGGTTAATCCTGTATATATCCAATTACCTGCTTGATAAATCCCCCCATTATGCCCCTCATTTGTGTCAGCATAAGAAACAATCAACCGAATTTTGGGGGCTCTTTGTTTTAATAATTTGATTGCGATCTTAATGATCCTACTGACAGGAGTGACATGCTTAAACAAAGCGACTCTAGTCAGTTCAATAGCTTCTTCTGTCCTTAAATTAAATTGTCCGCTTAAATTTCTGTTTGCTCCTCTTGAAAATAAAACAACTCCGATAAATTTTTTATTTTCCCAAACCCCTATTTTTACAATCTTCCCTGCAGGCAAGCATTTAGAATAATGGAAATTCTCACAAGCATATTTCGCAGCAGCATAACTTGCCCACCCAACAAACAACTCAGTTGAATTCACGCAGATTAAATTCCTTGCCGCAATGTGGACAATCTATCCATTTCGGTTGTAATTCATCAATTGGTGACTGACCTTCTTCTTCTAAAGGCTCAAACCCCTTATCTGAGATCATCTCTTGTATCTGCTCTTCTAAATAAGGCAGACCCAACATCAACTGATCAGCATCAAGCTCTTCAGCAATCTCAGCTACCAATTGGGAGAGGCTTGTTTTCTCAGCCCTCCCTCTTGTCTCATTAGCAATAATGGTCAGCTTCTTTGCGTTTGCATCATTAATATCTAAGACCACAACGGGAACAGTTTTAAAGCCCATCTCTTTGCAGGCTTCCAATCTATGCTCTCCATCAATAATCTGAAGAGCCCCATCCAATTCGGGATGTCTGCGGCAAGTGATAGGGTCAACCATTCCATAAGTTCCAATGGATTCTCGTATTGCCTCATCAACTCGTTTTGAAGTCATGTTGGGGTTCCAAGAGTTAGGATAGATTCGAGTTATATCCCAATCATGAACTTTCAAATCTTCTTTTTTCATATGGTGTTAAAATTTACGAGTTTAAAATTTTGGCAAGGGATTAAAACGCAAGGCTCAGAATCTAACTTATCATTTCTCATCTTTGAGTTGTCCCACCAAAGGACACTAAGACCTTTGAGTGAGTCTTGATTAACATCAGTCTGATAAAAAGTATTGTCTGGGCTGTTCCCCATATGGACAAACATTGAACATTTTATTTTCAGTTTCTTTTGCCATTCGATCATCTCAGCCCATTTCCACAAACTGAGTTTCATGCCACCCCATTTCTGAAGAGTGCTGAAATCATACTTTCGGTGCTTATATTCAATTAGTGAATGGAGTAAGCCTGTCGGCTTATGAAAGACCCCGAAATCATAAACATACTTAATCGGTAATTTTTGCAGTTCAAAAGTCGGGCAGGTTGCTTCAAAGTGTTCTTTGAAAAGCTGTTCATTGTGTCGGTCAATATCTGATTCATATTTAGGCCGATCTGAACGAAACTGCATTTCTTTTTGAGCATTTTCAAATGTTTTTGGGGGCTCATAACTTTTTGGTAGCCAACTCATGATTGATTTTAAAAAATGTCTGAAAAACCTGCTGATTTAGTTAATACTCCAAAATCGTTAACACTGTGTTAAAAGTCAAGCGGATCGGCTATGCTGAGACATACATTAAACTTGCGGATAATAAACACAGTGTTAAATTAAAACATTATTCCTGCAGACCCAACCGCACTTTTAGCAAGTTAAAAAACGAAAATGGAGATCACCGTAAACGACAATATTTGGGATAGTTGGCTTGAGCTATATGGAGTAAATGCTGAGAAGGAATTACAAACAATGCTGCGGAGAGTGGCAAATCGGGAGAAAGGGGGGAAGGTTCGCACAACCTTATTATTAACTGAAGATCATGCTGAATTTCTAAAAGCCTACTGCTTCTTAAATGGCAAGAGCCGCACAGATCTGATTTCAGAACTGATTATGCAGCTTCCTGTTGAACAGTCAGAGAAGGCAGTTAAGACAGTATCCACACAGCCTAAGGCTGTCACCATACACTTTGAGCCTGATGTTTCAGTTTATCGACATTTATCAAAAGTGGCTGCAGCAAAAAACTGCTCTCATGCTTTGATTGTGGAGAAGGCATTGAATGATTTTAGAGGGGGGATTTCTAAGGCAGACTTGCGAGTGATTTTAACAATGATCACCCGCAAGCGTTCGGCAGGAATTGAGGAAATGGCAGATTAAGGCATCAACCTTTGTGAGTGAGTCTCAATCAGAGCCTGCAGCACATCTTGATCTTTAATGTGCCTTTGCATCTCATGAAACTGTTCAGCATTTGGGTTGATGTCTTTAACTAGCTCAATGAAATCATCTTTAAGAAAGCCTGCTCGTAAGCATCGCTTTTCTAACTCAGACCAACTCAGTTTCATATTCCATCCTTTCTTGTGCTACTGATCTAGCAAATTGAATAATACCCATCCCATAATCAATAAAGATGGGCCTGTTCAAGTGCTGAAGATCCCTCAGAGCCTCTTCGACTAGCTCATTCGGATGTTCTTCAGTGTTTGGGTACATCAGAATCATTCCTCTCCATCCTGTGATTGGTGATCGGTCTAGCTCTTTCCATTCAATTCCCTTTGAAAAGCCTCTGAGTAAAACCATAAGACTCCTTAACATCCTGTTAATTTTTTTTCGTGATACCGAATCTTCAAAAGATCATAAATCTCAGCCTGCTTCATTGTAAGATGCCAATAGCTGACCCCGATATTGAAGCCAGCATAAAGGCCCAATTTAACAAGCAAACGGGTGACTCTTTCCAGCCTGTTCCATAATTTATAATCTCGACAAAAAACACTGTTGGCGATTAAAACATCCTGTCTATTTCGCATAATCTTTTTTAACTCCCTGTTAAAAAGTTGGCGATCAAAATGCCGAAGATTCACCTCATCAACTGATTTTGAATAGCCTCAATGATAAAATCAGTTTTACAAATTCCTCTCTCAGAACAGAACGCCTCAATTTCTCCTAACATCTGATCAGAAATCCTAAAGCCCATCCGCACTTTCATCGGTGAATCAAATTTAGTTGGCCTTCCTCTCTTCTTACTCATTTTCTTCCTTTAGTAATTTAGGTTCAATCAAAGAATGAAGCTGAAACTGCTTCATCTCTTTTTCAACTGCTGCATCTTTCAGTCTTCGGACTGCTCTGAGCCCTCTGTCAATATCTTCTAACTCCCTTCCGTTTAATTGTTCGGTTGAAATAAGCAGATAATTCATCATCCAATCTTCTTTTAACACCTCCTGCAGATTTTTGATTGTTCGCAATAAAAGGTTAATGTGTGGGGGGTTTTTCATAGGCTTCTCATTTTATTGTTACCTCAAAAACCTTCATCCAAAAGGTGATTGAATTTAAAATAGATGGGACTAGTAGAAGAAAAGCGAAGCTAGTCAAGATCAGAAAAGTCAGGAACCTGAGAGTTGCGTCCATTTAATTCCCTCTGTTTGATTGTCTCAATAATCTCTCGAACATGAGCTTGATAATTCTCAGCCTTGCGAATCTCCCCTCTTGCTGCAGGGTGAACCATTGGGGTGTGCATTACCCCATAACGATTCAGAGCATTCTCAACCCTGCGCCCCATTGCAACGATTGGATAACGCCCAGATCTGACCCGATTCAATGCTTGCTTGTCAATCTGCCCCTCAATAAATAGATTCTCAAACACAGCATTCTGCGCAGGAAATCCAGCGGCATCCAGAGCCTCAAGTAAGGTTTTGCTGCATAAATGGAGATCTCCCCATTTCCACCCCTTTCTTTTAGCAGTCTCAGATGGTTCTTCACCAACAAACAACACATTTAAACTCATTCGATCCCTTTCACTTGTTGTTTATATTCTTTAACTAATTCCCTAGCCTGCCCAATTGTTTGACAGTTTGGGAACTTATTGATTACCAACTCAATTAGTGGGAACAGATGCTTTTGAATTCCGTTTACCTCCTTAACTAAAAATTCAATTCGTTCATTCAGCTTATTCTCAATATGAGAATTTGTTGAGGCTGCAAGATCTCTCTTGTGTTCTCCAATCTCCCTTTCAAGTGTTTGAATGTTCCTCCTGAGATGCCGCACTTTTGCCTCTACCCTATGCCGCCAAAGGTGGTCAACAGCACTCTTTTCTCCGTTAAGAACTGCGGCCTTGTCTTTGCCCAGACTATCCAAACAGCTATCTACCTGTGAAAGTAAATCCTCACGTTCAATCGCTTTTGATTTTATCAGGCTCTCAATTGCTGTTGGGGGCAAATCTCCTAAAGCCTCTTGCATGATGTCCTTCATCAAAGTAGCCATTTTTCAACTCCTGTCTCCTGTTGGCAGTTTGGGCAAACTCCTGATTCTTCTTGCAGCTTGCCCGAAAATTCACAATGCCACCCACAATAAAGCCCCCACTCCTTAATTTGTTTTATGTGCTTACAAATCTTGTTGCGGAAAGTAAAT